CAGGACGAGCCGATCAAGCCGGCCGAGCTGATGGAGGTCGGTGGTCTGCCGTTCGGGTGCGTGCTGGTGAAAGTCGACGTGTTCAAGGCGCTCGAGCCTTGCAAGGAAATCGGCCCGTGGTTTCAGACGCCGGCGTACTGGCATGAGGAAGCCCATCGCTGGCTGATCGAAGGCGAGGATTATTTCCTCTGTCGGCAGGCTCGTTCGGTCGGGTTCAGCGTCTGGCTCGACTGGCCGCTGTCCTTCGCCCTGCGCCACATCGGCCAGGCCGCCAACATGATCCCTGCAACCAAAATCGAGGAGAACCCGCATGGCCGCTGAACAAGACACGATCGAGCGCGATCTCGGCGATCCGCGCCAAGTAGCTGACGACGCCAAGCGCGTCAAGCTGCGCCAGCAACGCATGCTGAACGCCATGAAGATGATCATGGCCTCGCCAGATGGCCGAGTGTGGATGTGGGATTTCCTGAGCCGGTGCGGCCTGTTCCGCGTGTCCTTCACGGGCAACGGCAACCGGGACGCCTTCGACAACGGCATGAAGAACGCAGGCATGCCAGTGTTCCTAGATATCCAGAAGCACTGCATGGATGACTACCTGAAAATGATCAAGGAGAACGGCTGATGTTCAAGCGATTCATGAATCGGTGGATGCTGCTGGAAGGCGAGAGCGGCGATGTCCCGGCTGGTGGCGCTCCGGCTGCTGCGCCCGCAGCTGATGCCGCTCCGGCAGCCCCTGCGGATCTGACGCCCCCGGAGTCGATGCTGAACGACAAGCCGGCGGACGATGCAAAGCCTGGCGACAAGCCCGCTGACGACAAGCCGGCCGATCCACCGAAGCCCGACGAGCCGATCACCTACGAAGCGTTCAAGACTCCCGAAGGTCTGGCGCTCGACGAAGCCAAGGTTGCAGAGTTCTCGAAGCTCGCAGCCGAAGCGAAAATGCCGCAAGAAGTGGCGCAAAAGTTCGTAGACCTATATACTGCCGAGTTAAAGCAGTTGACAGAAGCGCCGATGCGTGCATGGACTGCTTTGCAGAATCAGTGGCAAGAGGAAGTCAGGAACGACCCCGTCATCGGTGGCGCGAACCTCGACAAGAATCTGGCCGCTACGAAAGCCGGGTTGAGCAATCTGCTCGGTGAAGAAGCAAAAGCGTTCTTCGATGCCCTGAACATCACGGGTGCCGGGAACAACCCCGCGATCCTACGTGGCCTCATGAAGGCGGCAGCCCCCCACGCGCCCGCCAGTCCGGTTGCAGGCAGTCCCGCCAAGCCAGCGAAATCGGCCGGCGCGACCCTGTACCCGACAATGGCAGGCTTGGGGAACGGGCACGAAGGCTAACTCTTTGCTCTGTCGGACACACCTTCCACGTTGTCAGCCGAGCTAATTGCAAAGGAGATTCAGATATGACCACATAGGAGCCACACCATGGCTACGCTCGGCGGCACCGCCCTTACCTACGCGGATTGGGCTAAGCGGATCGACGACGACGGCAAGGTCGCGACGATCATCAACCTGCTTTCGCAGACGAACGAAATCCTGGACGACATGCTCGTCGTCGAGGGCAATCTCCCCACCGGTCACAAGACGACGGTGCGCACGGGCCTCCCGTCCGCCACGTGGCGTCTGCTCAACTACGGTGTGGTAAAGACCAAGTCGACGACCGCGCAGATCACCGACAACACCGGCATGCTTGAGTGCTACAGCGAAATCGACAAGGATCTCGCTGACCTCAACGGCAACACCGCCGAGTTCCGTCTGTCGGAAGACATGGCCTTCCTCGAAGGCATGAACCAGCAGATGGCGACGACGCTGTTCTACGGCAACATCACGACCAACCCCGAGCGGTTCATGGGTCTGGCGCCGCGCTACAACACGTCGAACACGTCGAACGCGCAGACGGCTGCGAACGTCATCAGCATGGGCGGCACGCAGTCGACCAACACGTCGATCTGGATCACGACGTGGGGCCCCAACACGACCCACGGCATCTTCCCGAAGGGCAAGATCAGCGGCCTGCAACACCGCGACCTCGGCGAATGGCCGCTGTCGGACGCGAACGGCAACCTGTACCAGGGCTACCGTACCCACTTCAAGTGGGACATGGGCCTGACCGTTCGCGACTGGCGCTATACGGTTCGTCTCGCCAACATCGACGTCACGCTGCTCTCGGGCGGATCGGCGGCGAACCTGATCAACGGCCTGATCCGCGGCGTTCACCGCCTGCCGACTGCGCCGGCCCGTGTGTCGACGGAACAGAAGTCGGATGCGCCGGACGGCCAGATGATGCAGATGGGTAAGCTCGCCATCTACTGCAACCGTACCATTCGCACGTATCTGGACATTCAGGCGGTCAACAAGACCAACGTCCTGCTGCGTCTCGAAGAATGGGAAGGTAAGGCGATCACGACCTTCCGCGGCATCCCGGTTCGCACGGTCGACGCGCTGGTTTCGACCGAAGCCGCTATCTAAGGAGCAGCAGCCATGATCATCGATCAACTCCTGGTTGTGGACCAGGGCACGTATTCGTACACGACTGGCATGACTGGTGCGAACCAGTTTGCCTCGGGTGCGACCACCACGTCGACGAACATCATCGACCTGATCAACGCTCGCGACATCGGCGCCGGCACGGTCAACGACCATGCCGACCTGACGTTCGAGTTCCTGATCACGACCGCCTACGCGGGCGGCACGTCGGTGAACTTCCAGGTGCAGGGCTCGACCGACAGCAGCACATGGACGACCTACTGCGAGACGGGCGCGATTGCGATCGCCTCGCTCACGGCTGGCGCCCTCGTGAAGCTGAAGATGCCGATCGTGAACCCGGATGGTGGCGCGCTTCCGCGCTATCTGCGCACGGCATATGTCAACGTCGGCGCGAACACGGCCGGCGCGGTCATCTGCTGGCTGGGCACGGTCGACACGGTGCGGTACTACAAGCCCGGTATCACCGTTTCGAACTAAGGCGTCTCCTCCGCGCCCTTCGGGGCGTTTTGCCGCGGGGTTTCGGCTCCGCGGCGTTTTTCGATAGGAGCCAGTCATGGGTTCGTTCAAGACCGGGGCGCCCGATCAAGCCCAAACCGTACTGTCCGGTGTGTTCGCCGGCACCGGCACGAGCACGGCTGCACCGTTCATCGGTCGATTCAACTTCACGATCTGGGGCACTTTCTCGGCCACGATCAATCTCCAGAAGTCGTTCGACGGCGGCGCGACGTGGCTGGTCGCCCGAGACGTCAACGGCAATGCGATGACGCTGACGGCTGGCGACACACGCGTGATCGAGGAAGTCGAGCCAGGAGTCGTGTACAGCGTGAACTGCTCGGTATTCACCAGCGGTTCGCCGAGCTACCGAGTTTCAGCAGGCGCAGCGGCAGGCAATGTCGCGCGTCTTTCGTAAAAGGAGAGAGGCATGTCGAACGTTCAGACGAAGGGTGAGGCACCGAAGTATCGCCTCGAGGAAGTCGCCTACATCGGTGACGTCATGTACGAGAAGGGCGCCGAGATCGAATGGCTCGGGATTCCCGGCTGGCACATGGAGCCGGTCAACCAAGCCGCCAAGGCGATGAAAGAAAAGCACCCGAGCGAGCGCCCGAGCCCGATCGACGAGATGACGAACTTGAACATGAAGACGGGTGAGACGTCGCTCGGCGAGCTGGTCACGGTGTTGGCCGCAGCCCTGAAGCAGTCGCAAGCGAGCGCCTGATCATGACCGGCGACATCGTCGATATGGCGCGGGACAAGGACTTTCAGTACGTCGATTGTCCCCCGAACCCGTACCCCTACGGCCTCCGCATCACCCTGACGAAGGAAGACCTCGCCAAGCTCGGCGTCGACGAGATGCCGGAGTGTGGAGACGAAGTCGCCTTCTACGTCTGCGGCTGCGTCGTCAGCACGGAAGAACGTGAGGACGAATACGGCGAGACGGGGTGCGTCGGCATCCAGATCAAGCAGATGTCGATCGAAGAGCTGCCGGAAGCCGAAGAGGAAGAACGCGCTGATGCGGTGAAGGGTGGATTCCGAGGCGCAGCAAAGACGCTGTACAAGAACCAGGAGTAGCACATGGGCTCGGCCTCGCAGGTCCAGATTGCAAACATGGCGCTGGACGTCATCGGCACGCGCTCGACGATCGCGAGCCTGAGCGAAGGCAGCACGGAAGCCAACGCGATCAGCCGGCATTGGGATAATGCCGTCGACGCAATGCTGCGCGCTGCTCACTGGAACTTTGCTCGCAAGCAAATCCCGCTCACGCTATTGCAGGATGCGACGCAAGGGCAGGCCGTCCCCACGCCGTGGCTGTACGAGTACGAATATCCTAGCGATTGCGTACTGATGCGCCAACTTGTCCCCCTGATTCAGACGCAGCCCATCCCGCCCGTCTCGACTCCTGGTAGCGCATCCCCGATCGCAGCCTACGGACCCCCGGTGCGATTCCAGATCGGCACTGATTTGGATTTCAACAACAACCCGCTGAGCGTTCTGTTGACCAACCAGCCGCAGGCGATCGGCATCTACACGTTCCGCAACACCAACACGGCGATGTGGGATTCCCTGTTTGTTCAAGGGCTCGCAGCCTACTTGGGTGCACGTGTTTGCCTCTCTCTGACTGGCGACAAGAACACGCTCCGCATGGCGTTGCAAGAGGCTCAGGCCTATGCAGACGACGCAAAATCCAAGAACGGAAACGAAGGGATCACGGTCATCGACCAGACTCCAGACTGGATGCGCGTCCGCGGCTACGCATCGGATTGGGCGTGGCCGGAAGGTGGCCTATTCACGTATGGCCCGCAGCAACTTTCGCTGATCGGGTGACGGATGGGCCAGCCGATCATCCTTCCTTCGTTCGGCGCCGGTGAGCTGGCGCCTTCAATGTATGGCCGCGTTGACTTGGCGAAATACCACGTCGGTGCCGCTCTGCTTCGAAACTTCTTCGTCGACTACCGCGGTGGGGCATCCTCGCGCACCGGTACTCAATTCGTCGGGCAGGTCAAGGACAGCTCGAAGCCAAACCGACTGATCCCGTTCCAGTTCAACACGCAGCAGACGTATGCGTTGGTCTTCGGCAACCAGACTCTGCGCTTCGTGACGAACGGCGGCTATGTGCTCGAGAACGGGACGACGATCACAGGAATATCGCAAACCAACCCGGTGCAGGTCAACGATCCGGGGCATGGCTATAGCAATGGGGACACGATCTTCCTGTCCGGAATTGGCGGCATGACGCAACTCAACCAGCGCTATGCATTGGTAGTCAACGCCACGAGCAGCACGTATTCACTGAACGACATGTATGGCAATCCGATCGATGCGACCGGGTATGGTGCTTATACATCAGGTGGTACGGCGGCACGGGTGTACACGATCGCAACTCCTTACGCTGCGGCAGATTTGGGCCTGCTGAAATATACGCAGTCGGCCGACGTCATGACTCTGGTTCATCCCAGCTATGCCCCGCAAAAACTCACACGGCAAGGGAATGCGAGTTGGACGCTGACTGCAATCACATTCGTGCCTAGCAGTCCTGCACCTACTGGTACGGCGGTGACGTTTCAGAACCATGGAACAGGGACGGCCTACCCGAACACACAGTATTCGTACGTCGTGACGGCCACCGTTGGTGGGGTTGAGAGTCAAGGATCCACGTCGGCGTCATCCACAAGCATCGCGCTCGGCCAGAACGTCGGCGCCCAGAACGTGGTGTCGTGGAACTCGGTAACTGGTGCGACGCTGTACAGCATCTACCGGACGCAGGAGAACCTGAGTTCGAACGTGCCTCAGGGTGCATTGTTCGGCTACATCGGAGCCGCGAACCCCGCCGCGACGAACACGTTCATCGACGACAACATCCTGCCGGACTTTACGAAAACGCCGCCCCAAGCGTACAACCCGTTCACGACGGCCGGGAATCCTGGTTGCGTCACGTACTACCAGCAACGCCAGGTGTTCGGCGGGATGGCGAACGCTCCCGAGCAGATCGATTTCTCGAAGACGGGCGACTTCTTCAACATGGACTTCTCGATCCCGTCGAAGGATGACGACAATATCGAGATCACAATCGCCAGCCAGCAGGTGAACGCTGTCAAGCATCTAGTGCCGATGCAGTCGCTAATTGCTCTGACGTCATCAGGTGCATGGAAGATCGATGCCGGCGGGGCTGGCACGGCGGTTACGCCTTCCCAGATTGAAGCCGTCCCGCAGGCGTACAACGGCTGTTCCGACGTTCCTCCCTTGGTCGTGAATTACGACATCCTGTATGTTCAAGCTAAGGGGTCGATCGTCCGCGATCTGGCGTACAACTTCTACGTCAACATCTTCACCGGGACCGATATTTCGATCCTGTCGAACCACCTGTTCTACGGTCACCAGATCACCGAATGGTGCTATGCGGAAGAACCGTTCAAGATCGTGTGGTGCGTGCGGGAGGATGGGATCCTGCTGTCCCTCACCTTCCTGAAGGAACAGGACGTCTACGCCTGGGCGCACTCGGATACGAATGGCCTGTTCAAGTCGATCTGCTCGGTCAGTGAAGGAAACGAGAACGCGGTATATGTGATCGTCGAGCGTTTGATCAACGGACAGTACCTGCAATACATCGAGCGCTTCGCTTCGCGCCAGATGGGCGCCGATCCGACGATCGGGCTGCCGGCCGATCCCACCCGGGCGTGGTGTGTCGATGCAGGCCTGCAATACCCGCTGACGAAGCCGAATGCAACGCTGACGCCGGTTGCGACCGATTCGATCCCCATCATCAATGGTATCCACATCATTGCTGGCGGGACTGGATACAGCGCGCAGACAGTCATCAATATCAAGGACGATACGGGCTCTGGTGGGGTTCTGACACCCGTCATAACTGGCGGTGTGATCACCAATGTCCTGATCGTCGACCCCGGCACGAACTGGACGAATCCGACACTGACCGTATTCGATCCAGCAGGCACCGGGTCGGGCGCCGTGCTATCAGCAATCCTCGCCAGTCCAGTGACGATGAATGCGAACGCCGCGGTGTTCGGTTCGACGAAAGTGGGCGACGTGGTCCGCGTGAATGGTGGGTATGGGAACGTGCTATCGATTCCTTCGACGACTCAGATCATCGTCGATATCAAGCAGATGCTCACCAACACGTGGCCCGCTATCGCTGGGAACTGGTCGGTGACGACGCCGGTACAGACGATCAGCGGATTGGATCATCTGAACGGCCAGTCGGTATCGATTCTTGCCGATGGCAACGTCGCGCCGTCTCAGACGGTAGTCAACGGTTCTATCACCCTCGATCGTCCGTACAGCGCTATCACGGCGGGGCTACCGTTCACCTGTCAGCTTCAGAGTCTGTACATAGACGTCCAAGGAGCTGGCGGCACGATCCAGAGCAAGCGCAAAACGATCCCGGCAGTTACAGTTCGTGTACAGGATTCCCGCGGGGTATGGACTGGCCCGACCTTCGACTCACTCATCGAGATCAAGGAACGCACGACAGAACCTATGGGGCAGCCGATTCGCCTGTTCACTGGCGATCAACGCGTCGTACTGCCGGCTAACTACAATGTCCCTGGACAGTTGTGCGTGCAGATCACGGATCCTGTACCGTGCACGGTGCTTGCGCTGATTCCTGAACTTCAGGTGGGAGACAACTGATGCTCGGAGAAATCGTCAGAGCTACTACGAGTCACGCGATCGCCATGGCTCCGCATGTGCGTGCGATCGAGATGCGAGAGGTGATGGATTCAGTCGGCCTTAACGTAGAGTCGGCATTGCTGGCCGAACTGGATCGCTCCGAATCTTCGTGGTCGTGGATCGTCGACGGCGAAGTAGCATGCATGTTCGGCATCATTCGTGGCCACAGTCTGATGGATTTTGCTGCGTATCCGTGGTTTCTGTCGACGCCGCTTGTGGAAAAACACCGCATGGCATTCGCTCGAGCTTGCCGCCATCTTCTTCCCGAACTGCTTCGACGCCATACGTGTCTTTCCGGCATGGTCGACGCGCGCCATGAAATGTCTGTGCGCTGGCTTAAGTGGCTCGGTGCCAAGATTGGAGATCCACAACCGTGGGGTATAGCCGGCGCACCATTCCACCATTTCGAAATCGGAGGCTGACATGGGTGTTGCTGCAATTCCGCTCGCCATCACTGCAATCGCCACTGCGGTAAGTACGTATAGCGCAGTATCAAGTGCGAATGCTCAGGCAGAGGCCGCAAGCTACCAAGCTCAGGTCGCGGCGAATAACGCCAAGATCGCCGGGTTTAACGCGAACGCCGCGGTTGATTCTGGCAACCAGCAACTCCAAGCCGCTCGCGAGCAAGCTTCGCAACGGCAGGGGATGATCCGCGCGGTGATGGGTGCCGGCGGGATCGACCTGAACTCGGGTTCTGCTCTGCGCACCCAGGAAGGTGTCGCGCAGGTTGACCAACTGAACCAGGCAACGATTCTGTCGAACGCTGCACGGTCGGCGTGGAATTACCGTAACCAAGGATCCGACTTTACCGCACAGTCTCAACTGGATGCGATGCGCTCCAGTCAAGCTGAAACGGCTGGTCTGATGGGCGGCTTCTCGACGATGCTGTCTGGCGCCGGGACATTCGCGAACCAGTGGAACAAGTTCTACCCGTCTGCGACGAGCTAAGTCATGCCGATCCTGCCTAAACTCGAGACCTCGCAAAGCGTTTTCAGCAACGTCACCCTGCAACCTCAACAGATTGCGGGCGCGACGCCGGACGCCTTCGGAGGGATCACGGCCGAGGCAGCCGGAAAGCTGGCGCAAGGCATGCAACAAGGCGGCGATCAGGTCGCGCAGGCTGTATCCCGTCAAATGGATTTGCAGCGTGAGACGGATGCGAACAACCAATACGCGAACAGTTTCAGTCCCGCACTACGTCAGATCTATACCAACTACTACGCCTTGCAAGGCAAGGATGCCGTAGATCAGTTGCCGAAGTTCCAGCAGCAGTTGCAGGACTTGCAGCAGCAGCAGCGGGCCCAGCTTCAGGATCCGATGGCGCAGCGCATGTTCGACCAGGTGTCGACGCGGCGCACGCAGATGGAACTGGACGGGATGTCGCGGTACGCCGATCAGCAGAACAAGGTGTACCAGACACAGGCCAGCGAGGGCATGGTGAAGTCCGAGCAGCAGCGTGCGTCGGACCACTGGAATGACCCGATCATCTTCAACGGGGCGCTCCAGTCTGTCGCCGCTGAACGCATGGCCCACGCCGCGGCGATCGGTCAGCCGGTGGAGTACGCGCGCGCTCAGATCCAGAACGATACAAGCCAGATGTGGAAGGACCGCCTGTCGAATATGGCGCTCCACGATCCGGTCGGTGCGTATTCGATGCTGGAGAACGGAGAGGAATGGTCGGCCAACGGACAGACGCAGCACACCGACATCAAGGCGCAGATCACGCCGGCCGAACTGCCTTCGCTCGAGAACTACCTGATGCGCGGGGCGAAGGAAGTGCTGGCGCGCAACATCGGGCGCGGGATCATCTATCAGGGTGGAGCGCTCGATCCGCAATCGCTGCAAGGGGCTTCGCAGGGTGCGCCGGCGCTGACTGGTATCGTCAAGTCGCTGGAAGGCGGCACTGGCCCTAATGGCGAATCGCTCACGTCCCCGAAAGGCGCTCAGGGTGAGATGCAGGTCATGCTTGCCACATCCCGCAATCCGGGGTTCGGCGTGACGCCTGCGAAGGACAACAGCCCCGAGGAACTGGCGCGCGTCGGTCGCGACTACCTCGGCGCCATGACGGCGCGTTATCAGGATCCAGCCCTGACACTGGCTGCCTACAATGCCGGTCCCGGCACGGTCGACAAGTGGATCACGAAGTACGGCGACCCTCGCACCGGCCAAATCAGTGACGCTGATTGGGCGGCGAAGATCCCGTTCTCAGAAACACGAGCGTACGTCGGCAAGGGCTTGGGGATGATCACGCCTTCCAACGGGCGGCCAGCGGCTCTGCCGACCTCGCACGAGCTCGCGACTATCCTGCCACAGAAGGTCGACGAAGCTCGTGCTTTGGCAGACCGCATGTTCCCGAACGATCCGCAGTTTGCCGACATGGTGGCTGCACGGACTCAGGGGTACGGCAATCAGATCCTCGAGGGCGTCCGGGCTCAACAGTCCGCCGCTACCGATACGATCACGCGCGCATTGGTCGGTTCCAAGCCGGACGGCAGTGATCGAGTCACGTCGGTGGATCAGATCATGTCCAACCCCACACTCAAGACCGCGTGGTCGCAACTGACTCCTGAAGGGCAGATGGCCGTGCAAAATCGTCTGTCGAAGACGAATGCGCCCCTGACGCAGGACGGCATGAACACGTATTACCGTTTGCGTGGCGAGGCCGTCAACAACGGTGATTCCTTCATGAACGAGGATCTATCGAGGCTGTACGGGCAGATGCCGGACCACCTAGTTCTCGATCTGATGAACCGACAGATGTCAGTCAGCAAGGCTGATTCTGCTCGGTCGGCCAAGGACCTGAACTGGTCACGCACGAAGAGTGAGGTCGAGGACATGCTCAAGCCGCTGGGATTGGGTGCAACGGCGAAGGGCGGGACCGACGAAGCCGCCACGACTGCGACGTTCTACGGCAAGCTAGAGGAAGCGATCGACCAGTATCACGATCAGAACAAGAAGTACCCTGACACGAAGACGACTCGACAGATGGCAGCCGGCCTGATCTCGCAGGGTTCGCAGGCTGGCGCCGGCTGGTTCGGCATGAATAAGGACATGATGGCATTCCAGTCGCCTGACCTGTCGAAGTTCACGGCGACCGTGCCAGATGACCAGAAGCTACAACTGGCCGCGACGTTCAAGCGCGTGATGGGCCACGATCCGACCGACGATGAACTGAACCAGTGGTACACCCGCTACACGCTGTCGAAGGGGCGCAAGAATGGCCGATGATTTCGAGTCCTTCCTACAAGACAACAAGGGCAGCGCTCAGGCTCCGAGCCCACTTGCGTCTCAGCCGGAGGCGCCGGCTCAACAGGCCACTGATCCGTTCGAGGCATTCCTGCGCGACCAGAAGGCGGCGAGCGACGCTGCCAACGTCCGCGCCGCACAGGCTCAGGTAATCGGCACGCAGGACGTGCCGGCTGACACGGCCGGTCGGGCGGCGCAAGTCGGACGTCAGATCGGATTGCCGCAAGGCGCGGTCGAGACTGACCTCCCGCGTTACGAGGCTCAGGCCAAGGCGCAGCAGGGTGCGGCTGCTCTGGCCGGCAATCCGAAGCTCGCCAATTGGGCCGTCAATAATCCCGACTCGGCTCGTATTGCGAAAGACGAACTCGGCGGTCTGAACGACATTGATCTGATCGTGTCGCAGCAGACCACCGGCATGATGCGCGACTTCCTCGGAGGACTCGCGCGCGGGTTCGGCTCGAGCTTCAACAGCGCAGCATTGGGGCTGAACCGCGCCATCGGGGCAGGTCTGTCCGGCATCGACAAGGCGACCAGCGCGATTGCAGGACCGAATCTGTCGAGCGTCGTCACGGGTCAGGATGCTGGAACCCATCTGTCCGACTGGTGGTATCAGCACATGATCGCGCCACCGTTGGCGAATCGGCAGATGCTGGCGACGCCCGCGAATGCGCCGTTTGGCGTGAAGGCTGCGGATACGGTCGGCAACATGCTCGGCACGCTGGTGCAGATCATGGGAACAGGCGGGGGCGGGGAAGCTGCTGCCGGAGTTGAAGGTTTTTCGGCCGTCGGGCAGGCGGCAATGCATGGCGCGAAGGCCATGATGTTCCCGGCGCTGACGTCGGCGGTCAATACTGGCACGGACGTGTACAACCAGACCGGCGACATGCAGCAGGCGATCCGTGCTGCGCAGATGAGCTACGCGACAACGACCCTCGGCGGGGTGGTGCCGATCGGCGCGGCCGGTGGTCTCGGCACTCGTCTTGCATCCGGCTTCGTGTCAGGCGCCGTGTCCGGCGAAGTGAGTCGCCAGGCGATGAACCTGGTGATGCCGCAACAGGAAGGCTTCGATCCGACCAATACGATCCTGTCGGGCTTGTCTGGCGCCATGCTGTCTGGCGTGATGGGACAGAACCCGCTTCATGACGCGACTCGCCGTGCATTCTCGGATGGGCTGGCGGCAGAAACCGCAGAGCGTGGGGGCGCGTCGATCGAGCGACTCAGCCAGATCGCCGCTGAATCGAAGCTGCGTCAGTACGACCCGGAAGCGTTCAAGCGCTTCGTGGCGGACGCGGCCGAAGATGGTCCGGTGCAGTCGGTCTATGTGGATGGCAAGACTTTCTCCGATGCACTGCATCAATCTCCGATCGACACGTCGGCTATGCCGGACTTGGCCGCACGGGTTCAGGAAGCGACTGCGACTGGCGGTGACGTCCAGATTCCGATCGAGGACTATGCGACGCACATCGCAGGGACGCCGCTGGATGCGGCTATCCTGCCGAACCTGAAGACCGAAGAAGGCGGGATGACGTACGCCGAAGGTCAACAGTTCTTCCAGAACGTGAAGGAGGAAATGTCGACGCGCGCGGATGATCTGGTCAAGATGCAGACCGACCTCGCGAATCAGGATGATGAGATCAAGCGGATTGGCGACACGCTGACGGAACAAATGACCGCGACCGGCCGCTATCCGGCTGATGTGGTGAAGGCCAGCGTGGCCCCGGTGACTGAGTTCTACCGGACGATGGCAGAGCGTGCCGGCATGACGCCGGCCGAGATGTACAAGGAATTCCCGCTACGAATTGCAGGTGAGGCACCTGAAGGTGCGCTCGAGCAATCCGCCCGCGGTGCGTTCGACCCGGAGACTCGCACGGTCGCATTGTTGCAGGATGCTGATCTGTCGACCTTCCTGCATGAGTCCGGGCACTTCTTCCTCGATACGCTGACCGATCTCGCGAGCCGGGAAGGTGCGCCGCCGGCTATCAAGGACGACCTCCAGACCTTCCTGTCGTGGGCCGGCGGGAAGGATATCGCAGAATGGCGGGGGCGCACGCTTGAGCAGCAGCGCGATATGCACGAGAAGTTCGCCCGCG